ACAGATAAAGGAACATATATTAATATAGGATCATTAATTAGTGATGGAAGTACAACTTTGGATAATACAACAACATATAAAATAAGTTTCAAAACATTAACAAAACTAAATAACATATTTGGTTTAATTTCAGTAGGTGGTACAGATGCGGTTAATCAAAGTGGAACACAACTTAAAATTAGATTAATATAATGAAAAATATTGTAATATTATTTTGTATTGTTTTTTTAATTTCTTGCACTAAAGTGTTAAATGCGCCGGTACAATTAAAAACAAATACTGTTAGTTTTTTTGATAATCAAATGAATACAATTTCAAATGGCGATTCTATAAATTTTACACTTCAAACAAGTGGCATTTATACTTTAACTATGATTGATACAATACAAAATCAGGTAGTTAGTAGAGAGAAATTTAATGGTAAAATTGGGGCAAATACACTAAACATTTACACTAAATCGTTAACACAAACCTATTTGTCGGTTGTATTAATGGATAACAATAATAATCAAATAAATAAAACAAAAATAACAATCAAATAATGAAAAAACTATCTTTATTAATTGGATTAGTTGCGCTTGTAGGGTGTACTAAAAATGTACCTCTAGCTGTAAATCCAACACAAATTGACCCAAATTTAGCTATTGCTAGTACAGTTGGGATTAAATTACAAACGGCATTTGTAACATCTGAAGTTTCAATGAATGTAAAAAGTCAGACAGCGCAAACTGTTACCGTTAAAATAACTGATATTACAAACAGAATTGTGTCAAAATCAACATCTGACGTAAAGGCTGGTGATAATATATTAACATTATACACATCGGCTTTACCAAGTTCAGCGTACAGAATAGCAATTTATGATGCAAGTGGTAATATGTTAGCGATAACCGATTTTAACAAAATTTAAGATAATTATATAAAAAGAATACATATGGCAAAAGCAAAAAAAGAGGTAACACCTGACGAAGCAATGGCTAAAAATGAAAAGCATAATGATGGAACCATGAGCGGTTTAAAGAAAACTATTATTGGAACTGTTGGTACTTTGGTAACTGCAGGTGGTGCGTTTTTAATGACCTACTTACAAAAACCTAAAGAAGGTGAAAACAAACAAGCTGCCCCTCAATCAATTAATATTAACATACCTCAGCAACAACAAGCAGCTGGTGGTAAGACTGTAATTATTAAAGAAAAGGGTGCTGCGGGTGCTACTACAACAGCAAAACCGGCTGAACAACCAAAACCTAAAAAGAAAGAAGGTGATGAGTTTAAAGAAAAACCGGCACAATGGTAATACGTAAAATGTAAATTTTATGTTTTAAAGAGTAATTATAATAAAAGAAATTATGAGCAAATCTACAATTACCGTAGTGGCTTACGGAAAAAAGATCAGTTTTGAGTTAGATACTGACCAACCTACTTTGGATCAAATCATGGATTCAGTTAAGGGTTTGACATTAGGTTTGGGAATACCAGAACCTAAAATTAATGAGTGGATATCTAGTAAAGCCGCAGAAATTGCATCTGACGAAACAGATGAAGAACATCACCATCACAGAAATTGTCATCACGTATGGGGTGATTCGGATCATGATGGTCATGAAGAATGTCTTATATGTGGGTTACTTAGAGAAGATTTACCACAATAACAATAAACAAATAAAAACAAAAATTATGACTTTTAAACAATGGATTGTTGACCTTTTCAGAGATGAAAGAGGTTCTATTTCGGTTAAACCAGTTATCGCTTTCTTTGGTGCATTATTCCTTTGTGGAACTATGTTAGCTAATAGCTATTCTGCTAAAGATATCGCTCCTTCTGATAAGTTAGTTGATGCTGTAATGGTTATCACTGCAATTGGTATGGGTGCTGATAGTTTGGATAAATTCAGTAGAAAAGCTCCAGCTGACGAACCAGCTAAACCAGCTGAACCAGATATGGAAGGCTAAAATAAAAAGGGAGTTAACGCTCCCTTTTTTTAAAACGTTTTTATGAAAAAAATTATAGATTTATTTTTTGCTGGATTTGTTAGATTTGTATTTGCATGGATTATACTTGCTTTTTGTTTCGAAATCTATATGGTTTATGTTCATTTTACAGATGAAGAAAAGGAACAAAGAATGGCTAATGAATTTGCATGGAAATTTGATGGTAGATTTAGCAATTCACCAGGAAATATTTGGTATGAAGTACCTAAAACAAAATAATATATGAAAAAAATAGTGATTTTATTAAGTCTTTTTTTAGTTAGTTTATCAGCTAAAAGTCAGACAATCGGTTCAACTAAAACAGAACAATTTAAAGCATCCTTTGAGACTAAAGTAGATATTAGTCAATATATGGATTATAACGGACCTACTATCCCAATTCAAATCTTGAAATGTGGTATTAGCGATGAAATGTATGAACAATATCCTGAATTAAAAGAAAAGCGTGTTGGCTTAGGGGTTGCTAACATTACTTTAGAGTATTTGGAAAACTTAAACCGTTTCACATTTACTGAAGATCGTACAGAAATTAAGAATAGAATGGTAAAACAATTCCAGGCTTCACAAGCGGGCATTTCCCAGGATAAACTTGATGGTCGTGGTAAAATACGTTTAGCTCACTATTTTGTTGAAATTGAATGTTATGATTATTCAGTTTCTGATGATGAGGAAGTTAACCTTAAGAATGGTGTAAAAAATATGATGGTTACTCGTATTGGTTTACAAGTTAGATTTACCGATGCTGAAACTGGTGAGATAATCGCTGCGTCAGGTTTAGGTGAAGCTAAAACAGTGAGAGAATTGACTTTCTTAAGTGATGCAACAGTAGATCCAGTAAAGTTCAATCAATCAACAATTTCAATCGCTACGAAAAAAGCACTAGATATTGCATGTGCTAGAATACTAGGTAGAATGGTTAAAAAAGGAGTATATAAAAGTTAAGATTTAAATAATTAAAAGGACAAGGGGGTTTTAAACCCCCTTTTTTTGTATTTATAATGATGAAACAATTAACCATAATATTGATAATTTTCTTTATTAGTATTAAGTCATTTGGACAAACATATACTCAAACATTCATAGATAAATGTACAGGACAGGTTAAAATTGCTACTACTAGATATGTTAATGGTAATGCGGTAGTTTCATTTTATGATCAAATACAAACATTTACGCCGCAACAAGTACAATTAGGTTTATTACAAGCATGGTTACAAACAACATATGCTACATATTCCGCAATAGCGTGTCCAATATCAAATCCTATAGTTCAACAAACGGTAACAAATACTGTTGCTCAAGCGGCGACTAACGCAGCGAGTTCAGCTGCTAGTTCTGCAGCCTCAGCGGCGGCTTCAAGTGCAGCAAGCTCTACCGCATCATCTTCAGCTAGTTCTGCTGCTAGTAGTAGTGCTAGTTCCGCAGCGAGTAGTTCGGCTTCAAGCGCGGGATCATCTGCAGCTACAAGTGCTGCTCCACCACCGCCACCAGCAAGTAGTAGTTCGTCATCTAATCCACCAGCAAGTAGTTCTTCATCTTCAGGGGGTAGCACAGAAAGTTCGTCTTCAGGAAGTTCAACATCTTCTGGGGGTAGCTCCGAAAGCTCATCATCTTCGTCATCATCAAGTAGTAGTTCTTCTTCTAGTAGTGATAATAAATCAAGTGGATCTTCTTCATCTGAAAGCAAAAGCGAATCTAAAACGGAAAGTAAATCAGAGAGTAAAAGCGAATCTAAGTCAGAAGATAAAAAATCTGATAGTAAATCTGAAGAAAAGAAATCAGATGAAAAAAAGTCCGATGAAAAAAAGTCAGATGAAAAAAAGAAAGAAGAAGAAAAAAAGAAAGAAGAGGAAAAGAAAAAGAAAGAACAACAAAGGGCGATGAACCCTATGTTATTGGCTTCAGACATAACTAGTGCACAAGGCGCGGATGGTAAATTTGTAGAATCATTAACTGTTGGTCTATCTAAATCTTCTTTGATGGGAGATGAGAGTTGGAGCGCTACTTCAATGATATATTCAAATCTTAATCAATTTGTTTTGGGTGGTGGTTATACTAAAATGACATTTAATAATGGTCAATTAGATGCAATTCATTCATATGGTGCTGCAACAGCTTATTTACAAGGTAATTACATGGCTCTTCTGAGTTATACGTATATCAAACCAAGTCCAAAATATGGAACCTATGGTTATAATGTTGGTTTGATTAATTTGTTTTTAAAAAGTGGTGTAAGATACAACTATAGTTCAGCTTCATCTGTTGTTGTCTTTTGGACTAAGCCATACCAATATAGTAGAAAATTAACTTATTCACCACAAGTGTTTACAATGTATTCTCCATTGGCTTGGAATAGTGTAACTGGAGAAAGTACAGTAAATAGACATATGGGATTTTTGTTAGGAACGTCTATTGATTATAAAATAAGTAAAAGATTTGGTTTTAGTTTCAATTATAAATTTAGTGGTTCAACTCAACCTAGTTCTAAAATATTACACAATTTCTTAATAGGAAGTCGTGTTATGTTATAAAAAAACCCCTCGTAGAAACAAGGGGTGATTAGGCAAGAATTACTAAACGTATCTCGATGTTTAATAATACAAACTAATATAAATAAATTTTATTTATTTTTATAGTGTTCGTATAAATTTTTTATTTCGACACATTTTTCATAATCCTCAATATCTTCATAGTATGGGATTAATTGTTCCATTAGAATCTCATACTCGTTTTTACTAAAGTCAAACTCAGTTTCCCACTCTAATGACCCCATATTTGATGTCACTAAAAGCATTAAACTTCTTTTTCTTGAATTTTTCAACTCGGTGTATATGTCAAACACACCTTGGTAAATGTCGCCTTTGTTTGTCTCGTACAATTCTTTAAAATTCTTATATTGTTGTTCTTTTAACTGAATTGTAACAAAAGGCTCTTTTTTTCTTTTTTGGGTTGGTTTAGTCATCTTTTTTGAAAGGTTTAGTGTATTCGGGGTAAATTAGTTTCCAGATTATATGTTCATATGGCTTACCATCATACATAGAGAATAGTATAGCTGAATTTTTATATGATATTGCGTATTGCGCAAATGTTTTTTTATCTTTTATATCGTTTAATAATATATTATTGAAATGAATCTGATAATCTCTTTTGATTGTTTTAAACTTAGTTTTTAAATCTTCTGCAGTTGCTTTAACCCAATCATAAAACTCATCAGGAACATCTTTGATAATATCATCAAATGGTTTATCATCTTTCAAATGTTCCCAGATGTCTCTAGATGAAATACCTGTTAATAATTTATGTAAACGACAATATTCTTCTCCTTTGATTTTCATGCGAAAACCATTTTTAAAACGAATTACATAACCCTCTTTATTATTACCAATTTCTTCTTTCAACAAATCATAACCTTCACCCCAAGTTTTGTATGTCATAACAACTTCAAATCCATCAAGTTTTTCTAATTCGGTTTTACTAATCTCAACACCTGATTTAGTGTCAAATGCACCCAAAAGCACTAATCCTTCGTAATCTCCGTAATCTACAACTATTCTATTTTGTCCTCCCATAGTTATTATTTGTTTTGGTTATAGGTTTGGTTGTAGTATTCTTTTGAATCAACTTCTGGATGATAATGTATATATCCTTTTAAATAAGCCTCTATAATCTGCTCTTTTTCTCTTTCAAGTAATTTTATTGCTTTATCTCTAATTACAAAATTGCTAATATTATCTCTTGCATTAATTAACTCAATTAATTCTTGCATTGCTGTTTTCATATATCAAATTTATTTAATTTTCTTTATTACAGTTAGGACAATATGTTTTATAGAATCTTTGGTCAAACTCTATTTTACAATGATTACATCTTTTCCAAATCTCATGATTAAAAATTGCATTAAATATTTTTTTCATAGGTTATTTGTTTTGGTTATCTTTTTTATTAAATCCTCCTAATTCAAGTATTTTTTTATGAATGGCAATCATATAGTAGCCAAAACAATCACAACTCCATTTACTCCATTGTAATTCACATTTTTCATACTCTGTAATAAGTTCTTGCTTTGTTAATTTTTCAATATCTATTAACATAGGTTATTTGTTTTTAATTTCAAACAAAAGACACTTTTTTAAAATAGTGTCAAATGTTTGACTTAATTAGTTATTTGTTTTGGTTATAGGTTTGGTTGTAGTATTCCTCTGCAGCTAATCTTTGCAATTCATTATCAGTACCTATCCAAGCATCCATTATCTGCTCTTTTTCTTTCTCCATACAATCATTCTTAAACATTTCCCAATGTATATCATCAGGTTTCATCCCATATAACATTTCAATCCTCGCTAGTGCTAATTCCATTGCTGTTTTCATACGTTATTTGTTTTTACAATTTTCAAAATGCCATCGGTGCATCAATCCTTCACCACCTTCTTTACCACAATATGGACAAGTTACTTTTTTTCTTGGAACACCTTTTTTTAAGGATGGTATTCCTTTTTTACTTTCACTTATTTTTTCTCTTGTTTCATTGGATAAGGTTTTACCTAAATTAAGTTGGGACATCCTAATTCGTTTTTTATCTTTGGTTTCTTCAGTTTGATTTTTTCCGTAACTATTACCTATTAATTTTTTTCGTAGATTTTGTTTATGTTCTTCACTATGATAATGTTTTCCGGTGTTTATATCACTAATTTTATTTCCAATTTCCTTTGCTTTATCTTCACCAAATCGTTCGATAAATGTTTTACCTTTTAATAATTTACTTAATTTCTTTTTTGTTTCTTCACTACGAGGAATACCTTTTTTTGATTCCGATATCTTTTTTGCACGTTCTATTTTTTTCTCATCACTCATAATTTCCCATCTTTTTTTATGAGAGTTTGACATTTTATCTAAAACATTTTTTGTGAAGATTATTTCAGAACCTCTTGCATTATTATAGTACTTATTATTTCTTAAATCAATTTCTTTTAATAACCTTTGTTCAATTTGTAAGCACATCTCCTTTGTCCCTTCAGATATGATTTTTCTTTCCCACTTCATTTTTGGATTGTTAAAATCATTCCAAAAATCTTGATTATGTGATGATGAAATATACCCATCATTTATATTCCCTTTATGATAACCAATATATGATTTACCATTAGTCGTATTATACCATTCATATACAAACGCCTCATAATTCATATCTGTTTCTTTATATATAAATATCAAATATAATTAAAACCAACACTATTTTATGGATAAATCTAATAAATAATTTCAAATAAATACGTATTATTTTTATTTAATTTATCTAACGGGTATTTTCCCAACAACTCTTTACCTTTAATTGCTTGAGGTGATGTGAAGGATCCACGAGTTGCCATAACCCATTCACCTGCATAATTAAAAAGAATACCTAAAGATCCGTCCATTTTTTCATATACCTCATAATCTTCATTCGGGATATCTTCTGGTTTATGTTCTTCGTAGTTAAAGAATTTCTTAAATGGTCTTGCAACAATGTCTCCTTTTGAATTGGTAACTAATCCACGGCATTGTAATGTAATATCATCCCATAATCTTTCGTATTGAACCTTTGGTGTATAATTCCAAATAGTTAAATCATATTTTGGGTGAGTTTGTTTATGTAACAAACCATTTTGATAATATGTTTCTAAAGTATTTAACATAATTTTTTATTATGTTTTTTGTTGGTGGATTTGATGAGTGAAAATAGGATTTAATGAATTGGCTCATTTAAAGTTTAATTTCAAAACGGTCTTTCATTTTTTTTATTTTGTCTTCCGGAACACCATGGACATTTTCATTACCGTGTCTATTTTCAACTATAATTGAATGAACACGATACCCATATCTTTCGGCCATTTCGTAATAAATATCCATTTCCCAGGTTTGTGTGAATGTATTGGCAACGACAATCTTATTGATTTCTAATTTCATTTTATTAGCACATCTAAGTTGACAATCGTTGTGAGCTTCTTTTAATTTTGTTGCATCAAATATATAACTTCCTTCTGAATTTACAAAAAAATCATCGGCAGAAATTACATCTGGTTGATCTGAAATTAATGAACGTAATATTACTTCACCTAATGTTGTTTTTCCAGAACCTGGAATACCTCTTAATAATATTAAATCTCCTTTATATATGTTTTCCATATTAATCGTAGTTATTCAATTTTGTTTCATCCAAAATATACATTGAAGTATTGATTCTATCTGACATGACGTTAATTATTTCATCAAAACTATATGGTCTAAATTCCTCACTACCATCAAACCCTACATCCATCATTTTACCAGGACCAAATTTTAATTCTGGTGGAAAATGAACATGTCCGTGTAAATGAATCGTTCCCTTTCTTACATCATGCCATGAAGCTATTGGGTAATGACATAAAACAAATTTATGCTCTATTTTATTTTTAGTTATTTTAATTTCCAAATAGCTTTTTACTTTTGTAAATAAATTAGCAACGTCATCTTTATTTTTTTCAATATGATGATCATGGTTCCCTAATATCCATATGATGTTTTTGCAGTTTATTCTATTTCTAAATTCTGGTATTTTTTCAATACCACCAAATGCAAAATCACCCAAACCAATTAGCCAATCATTCTCCATAACATTATTATTAATATTATTAACAATAGTGTTATTCATTTCTTCAAGTGTATCAAATGGTCTAGTTCTTGTATTTTCATCCCAACTAGTTGTTCCTCGGCATATGTTTTTATGGTTATAATGAGGATCACTCATAAACCAAACATCATTATCAGTTAATACTAGTTTTTCCATTTATTTCATTTTTTAAGGCACATGACAAGTGGTTGGTACCAGCTAAATAATCATAATCCATATCAGAAGTATCTTCCCCACAAAATTCACAAATCCAATCATTTTGTTTTTGTGCTCGTGGTGTGTCATTGTAAGTATCATAATAATATTGTCTTACTTTAGCCCCTAATTCCATATCATTTGGATAATTTAAAACTAAATTTTTTGGAATTGTAATGTGTTCTCTACTTTCTTGATTACCTCTGTTGAAGCAATCAATACATAATTGTCCAGCACCTTCAATGTAACCAATACGCATATCTATATGCGTTTCAAAATCATATGCGGTTTCTTTACCACACAAGATGCAATTGTCTTTAGCCATAAAAATTGTTTTAAATTATAATGAAAAAAAGGGCTACTGCAAATACAATAGCCCATGTACTTACTTTACTCCTTCTTGAGCTTTCCATTCACCAGCAGTTGAATCTGCAGCTGTTTTTGCAGTTGTATCTGCTTTTACTGATGTAGAATCTTTTGCTTGCTGTGCGGTAGATCCTGAACCACACGCTGAGATTGTTAATGTAACAATGGCAGCTAATAAAAATGTAATTTTTCTCATATACCTTAAATATACGAAAATATTTTCAAAAAACAAAAAAACCCCAACGAGTTGTCGGGGTTAAAGGTCTTTCAGCTTGTTCAACCAAGCTTACTATTTAAAAAAACGAAAAAAGGTAATCGGCAAAGAGAACCTTCGAAGATATAAATACTAAAAAAAATAAAAAAAGTAAAGATTTTTTTATTAATTTCAAAAAAAATAGTACTTTTGTGGTCTAAAATTAAAAAATATGGAAAATTTTGTGGATATGAAGTTGTTAACTGATTTATTATCAGTACCTTCTGTAACATATGACGAGTGGGAGATGGTAGATTTTTTAGCAAATTATTTTGATACCAAGGGTTATCAATATGATATAGATGAAATGGGTAACTTATTCTTAGAGAAAGGAGACGCTATAAATAAACCATTGATATGTGCACACATTGATACGGTACACAGTAAGAAAAATATCAACATAAGAGAAGAGATGTTACCTAGAGAAAATTGTTTTGGTCAAAAATATGATAACACTAAATTATTATGTTTAAAAGGTTATGATGATAATGGTAATGAAACAGGTTGTGGTGGGGATGACAAATGTGGCATATACACTTGTTTAGAAATCTTTGATAGAGTTGAGAACGTTAAGATGGCATTGTTTGTTTCTGAAGAAATAGGTTGTATTGGTTCCAGAAATTGTGACGGGGATTTCTTTAAAGATTTGACTTGTGCTATATCTTTTGATGGCCCTGGAAATCAACTAGTAAGTGAGGTTAGTAATGGAGTGAAACTATTTGACAGATCTAGTTTATTTTTCCAAATAGTAGATTCTACTTTAAATGAAATGGATTACAAACCATTATATCAAAGTCATCCATATACTGACATTTATATGATTAAAAATAGATTTGGTATTGACTGTATTAATTTTTCGTGCGGGTATTATAATATGCACAGAGATAGCGAATATGTCTGTATCGACGACATTAATAAAGCCATCGATACAGGACTTCGCTTGATTGAAAACCTATCTTATTGATAGGTTTTCTTCTTTATATTCAATTGTATATTCTATGTTTTCTAAAATATTCTTCTTTAAGATTTCATCACTTAAGAAATCCTCACATAATGATTGAATAATACGTTTGATTGGTCTAGCACCATATTCTTCCTGTTTGTTTCTATTTTTAATTTCATCACAAACAGTTTCGTCAAATTTAATTATGTAATTTTTATCGTTCAATCTTTTAACCAACTTACTCAATTCTAACTTAATAATTTTAGTTAACGATTGTTCGTCTAATGCATTAAATAATACTATATCATCAATACGATTTAAGAACTCTGGATTAAATTGTTGTTTTAATGCTTTTTGTACTATGGTTCTTTTAACTTCATATCTTTGTTCTTCACTTGAAGATGTTGAGAAGCCCATTCCACCACCAAATTCTGATACTTTTTTAGCACCAACATTTGATGTTAAAATAATAAGTGTATTTGTGAAGTTAATTTTTCTACCAAATGAATCTGTTACATGTCCTTCATCTAATATTTGTAATAAGATATTGAACACATCTCTATGTGCTTTTTCTATTTCATCAAATAAAATAACTGAGAATGGATTGTTCTTAACTTTTTCTGTCAATTGACCACCTTCATCATATCCAACATATCCTGGAGGAGCACCAACTAATCTAGATACAGAATGTTTCTCCATATATTCACTCATGTCTACACGAATTACTTTATCTGCAGATCCAAATATTAATTCAGCTAGACTTTTTGCCAAATATGTTTTACCTACACCTGTTGATCCCATGAATATAAATGAACCAATCGGTTTTTGACCATCTTTAATACCTACACGATTTCTTCTAATTGACTTAGAAATAATTTTGATTGCATCTTCTTGTCCAATTACTTTCTCTGATAATTTTTCTTCTAACTTAATTAAGTTTTCAATTTCTCTATCGTCCAATTTATAAATTGGTACATTAGTCATCATAGAAATCATAGAATAAACGTCATCCACACTAACAGGAATTTTATTATCTTTTTGTGAATTATCCCAGTTTAATTTTTCTAATTCTAGTTTTTCTTTTAATTTCTTTTCTTCATCTCTCAATTTAGCTGCAACCTCGTATTTTTGATTTTTTACTACGTCAATTTTTTTAAGTCTAATCTCTTCAATTTCAGTTTTTAATTGATCAATGATTTCTGGAACTTTGGTTATAATTCTCTTTTCAGAACCTAACTCATCTAAAATGTCAATTGCTTTATCTGGGAACTGTCTATCGGTCATATATCTACCGGCTAATTTAACAATAGTTTCAATGACGTTATCTTCATAAAATACTCTATGATATTTTTCATACGATTCTTTTAAATTGTTTAAAATTTCAACAGTCTCAGATTCACTTGGTTCTTTTAATATGATTTTTTGAAATCTCCTAACCAAAGCACCATCTTTTTCAATGTTCTTTTTATATTCGTCAAAAGTTGTTGCACCAATGCATTGGATTTCTCCTCTAGCTAAAGCTGGTTTTAATATATTCGCTGCGTCCATTGATCCACTAGCATTTCCGGCACCCACCATAGTATGTAATTCATCTATAAAAACAATGACATTTGGGTTTTCACTTAATTCATGTAAGATTGCTTTTATTCTTTCCTCAAATTGACCACGATATTTTGTACCTGCCACAAGAGAAGTTAAATCTAGGGAAACCAATCTTTTATCTAATAAATTAGTGGGACAGTTTCCTTTAACAATCATTAATGCTAATTTTTCAACTAATGCTGATTTACCAACACCGGCATCGCCAATAATGACTGCATTATTTTTTTTCTTTCTTGACAGAATTTGTGCAATTCTTTTAACCTCAACGTCTCTACCAACTATTGGGTCAATTTTATTTTCCTCAGCCAATTTATTTAAATCTCTCGAGAAGTTATCAAGAATTGGTGTGCTTGAGGTACTTCTTTTGTTTTTTTGATTAGCTTTCGGGCCATCATCTAAAAAATCTACGGACATAACTTTCTAATTTTTAATCAAATGTAATTAATTAATTTCATAAAAACAAATATTATACCTACATAGACATAATGACAAAATTTGTTATAAAAACATGACAAAATGTCAAAGAATGTTGATTGGCAAAGATTTTGAATATGTAAAATAAAAATTATAAACTATGATAACATTATTCAAAGATCCATTTTTCAACGCTTTAGATAAAGTGTTTGATAACGTCTACAATACAAATTTAAGTAGACAAATAAACATTGAAAAAAATGATACGGGTTATCGACTACAGATAGCTGTACCAGGTCTTAGTAAAGACGACATTAAAATTTCATTGAAAGAAAATGTTTTAACAATTTCTTATGAAAAACCTAAAGACAGCTCCCATGTTTTTGTTGAGACATTTACTAAGTCGTATTCAATACCAGAGGATGTAAATGATAAAGACATTACGGGTACAGTTGAAAATGGAATACTCGAGGTTAACTTACCTAAAAGTAAGAAAAAAGGTCTTGAGCGTTTGATTTCTCTTAATTAAACAAATCCCCCGAGAAATCGGGGGTTTTTATTTGTATTTATAATAAAATGACAAATGAATAAAAATTTAATGAAAAGGAAGCACATTGAAGAAGCTAATATCCTTTTACAAAAAAGAGCACAAGAAGAAA